GAGCCGCCGCGCATGGTGTTGAGCAGGGCGGCGCCGTCGGTGTCGAAAATGCTGAACGCCAGGCGCAACCGGTCGCTTTGGTTTTCGACGCCCTCCATGGCTTCGGCAATAGCGTCGAACTGCTGATCCGGCGACAACTTTGCCAGCGCCTCGGCGCTCAGGCCGAGCTCGTCGAGCGATTTGACGGCGGCGCCGGTGCCTTGAGCAGCCTCGGAGATCCGGCGGGTCATGCGCCGGATGCCCAAGTCGAGGTTGTTGGCAGAGACGCCCGTGATATCGGCCTGATGGCGCAGGCGGGCCAGCGCCTCGGTCGATATGCCGAGCATGTCGGAGACGTTGGCGGTGCTGCTGATCAGGCCCATTTGGTTTTTGACCAGGGCGGCGGTGGCGGTAACTGCTGCACCACCGGCCACCATTGCCCACTTTGCCGCGGCGTTGGCGACATCGCGGGTTTTGCTGGCGATATCGCTAAACTGGTCGCTGGTTTTTTTGCTGGTCGCGTTGAGCTGCTTGAGCTGCTCCTCGGTGAGGTTTGCAGCGCGCACGGCTCCACTGGCATCACCCGTGATGATGATGCCGGTCCTGTAGTTACGTGCCATGGCTGTCTCTTAACTGCGGGGTTGCGCCTTTTGCTTTGCCTGCTCTTGCGCTCGCTGCTTGGCAAAGGCTTTAAGTACGCCTGTCTCTATCAGGCGCACCTTCTCGAATATCTCGGGCTGCTGCTCTGGCGGGATGCCGCGCATCCTCATCACTGACTCCAGCGCGGGGTAGTTGAGGCCGGTGGCCCCCTGGAGGCCAGCAACCCATTGGGTGCCGCAGGCCAAAAAGGTTTGCCAGGCATCCCAGTTTTCGTGCCAGACCTCAAAGTGTGGCTCTTCGCGCTGGCGGGGTGCTGCTTTGGCGTCGATGACGAGCCAGTCCTCGTCATTGTTGTCTTCGCCGTGTTGCTCGGGCTCGGGCGCCCGCACCCAGTAGCGCCCGGCGTCGATTAGTTTTTTCGTTCCATTTCCTTTCGCGCGAGCTCGTTCTGTACGGCGATGCACTGCTCGTAAAGCGGCAGCCAGTAGTAGTCAATCTCGCCAAGTTGCTCGATCAGCTCGGCGCTGAACGGGATGTCCTTGCCGTCTTCGTCTTTGACCTGCTCCAGCCCCAGCACCAGCTCCTGGAGCTGCTCCAAGACGGTCATGTCGACACGGCGCTTGTTGAAATCTTCCGCCTCATGCCCGTAGAGCTTTTTGATGACGGCCACAAAGCTTTCTTTTTGATAGCCTGCGCCCTTGTCGCGGGGCACTTCGCAGATGACGTTGACGCGCACCCGATCTTTTTTTGCTAACCGTATTGCCATGATGTTCCTCGTTGTCCGTTAGGTTGTGTCCGTTGTGCAAGGTTGGGCCAGGCAGGGCGGCCTGCCTGGCGACGGGGTTACCTGACCACGATCTCCAGCTCGTCATCATCGCCCTTGATGAGCCGCATGTTGAGGTTCATCACGCTGATGCCGTCGCTGTCGTCAAGCGCGGGCTGAGAGAGCTGCACCCGGTCGCTGTTGATCTCCACGATGTTGCCCGCGGTGGTGCCGTGCACAATCTTTACCTCGTGCAGATCCTGGCTCTTTGCTGCCGCCCAGAAGTTTTTGGCCCCGATGCGCTCCTGCTCGAACGTCAGGGTGCCGGTGGGTGTGCGGCCTGAGATCTGGACGCTCTCGCTGTTAACCACGTTGCGATAGACCACCTGGCCGGCCCAGTCGAGCGTGAAGCCCTCGGCCTTAACCGGGTGCCCGGCTACGGTGTAGGTGGGCGTGTTTGCTTCGGTTACCGGCAGCGGATCCACAAACGTTGAGGTGTTGGGCGTGATCGGGCTGACGGGCGCTGTCGGGTCGTGATACAGGCCGGTGAACACAAACGCCATGCGGGGAATCGCTTCCTTCGACAGGTTGAAGCTGACAGTGCCGCGCGCGCCGGTGATTTTATGGAGCTCGCCGTCTTGGTAGTAGTAGATGGTAACCGACTCTATATCGTCGCTGACCGGCTCGTACGTCACGCTGGTGTCGGCGGTGATGGTTTCGCTGAAGCCGCAAGCTCTTAGCAGGATGCCCCAGCCGGGCACGTCACCAGCATCGCCGGCGCCGGCGATCTCCACATTAAATGAGACGGTCGTATAGAGGCCGGTGGCGATCTCCTGGTCTGCCCCCAGGGAGGGGCTGTCAAGGTCGCGAGTAACCCGGTTGCCCTGCTGGAATCCTGGAGCGAGGCCGCTAGTGAGGATCGCGTTGCCGCCGTCCGGCGTGGGGTCGGTGCCGTAGGTGGTTTCGCGCACCGCCAATATGTACTGTCGACGGGATTTCATTGTCATGAGTGCTCTCCTTTGTCTGCAGCAGCCTTAGCGGGCGGCTTTGCTTTGGTGGGTTTTTGCTCTGCCGCTTGCAGGGCCTTGCGCTCAAGCACCGTGAGCTCTGTCGTGTGCTGGACGCGCCGGCGGGTGCCGTCTTTGTCCACCACGTAGGATCCGCCGGATCGGGCCATGGGTGACCTCCTGGTAGCTGTTGGGTGTGGTCAGGGTTGTTTGATGTAGCCAGCGTCGCTGTAGATGTCGCGCCAGGCGTAAAGGCCGCCTGGCAGGCTGAGCGGCAGGCCGTGGGTAAACTCAAAGGGCTCGGCGGCAGGGGCCTGCTGCCAGCCCAGCAGGGCCGCCTCCAGCTCGGCGCGCAAGCTGGCAATGGCGTCGGTGGCGCAGACCAGGGTGAAGCTGTAGCCCCGGTTGACGCGCTGGCGGACGGTGTTGTCGTAGCGCGACGGCAGGCCGGTAAGCGCGTCGGCATCAACCAGCAGCATTGGCCAGCCCGCAGCGCCGGGCACTGCCGCCACCGCGTACTGCACCTCAAGGCCAGCCAGGTAGTGCCCTTTTGCCGGGTCGTAGTCAAGGGCGGCGTCAGTGATGCTGATGGCGTCGGTGCTGCCTGCAATGCCTGCCTCAAGGTCGCTAAGGAGCGGGATCAGCACCTCGTAGCGAGGCGCTCGCAGCGTGACGACAAAGCTGACTGCCGTAACGACCCGCGTACCCGCCACCTCGACTGGCTGGGCCGAGACGAGACGGTAGGCGGCATCGGGGGGCGTGCGGCCCTCTGGTATCTCCACCGCAAAAACGCCGGGCACCACGGCGGACAGCAGGCTCATCAGCGAGCTGCTGGCCAAGGCGGCATCAACGGTAGTGATGGTGGCGCTGCTGGGAGCGGGCGCGATAGTGGCGAAGCTGGGGCACTTCGTGCGCAAGCGATCAAGAAGAGTGTTTAGCACGCTGTCTCTCCAGGTAGCGGGTCAGCCCTTGATAAAAGCGGCCTTCGATTTGATGAGCAGAGGCTTGGAATGCGGTTGACATGAATGGGGTGGCGCCCATGTGCTTGGTGCCCTGCTCGTGCCAGTGCGCCTTGCGCCCTTGCCAGATCTTTCTCCCTTCTCCGCCAGCGGCCACCTTGCGGTTGGCTCCCACGAGGATCGCTGCGGTGTCCCTTTTGATCCCCAGCCGCGACTTGGCGCGCGCCGAGGGTGATACGTGTCCGACAGCCCTGCTGAGGGCTCCCCGGTCATAGGGGGCCAGGCTTTTCATTGTGTCTTTGAGCGGCTTTGCCCCGTAAACAAGGCCTGCCCTGATACCTTTTTCGCCCAGCCCTTCTTTGAGCTGCTCTAGCTCCCTCACCAACGCCTGGATGGGCGGCTCTATTTTGATCTCTAGCATCATGTCACCACCTTGCACTGCAGCCTGAGATCGCGGTTGCGGCGACCCAGATTGATGGGCGCGATCACTTGGTAGACGGTGTTGTCCTCGACATCGATCAGGCGCGAGGCGGATGTGATCAGCGGATGGAATCGCAGGTGGATCTCGACAGTGGTGGCGGTGCCTGCTTGGTGCTCGCCCCGGATCTCGGTGCCGCGCTGGGGCACAATGTCTACGCGCAACCTCTCGGCTACGGTGATGTAGCCGGTGGACGTGCTGTACTGGCTGCCCACCTGTGCCGGGTTCTGCAGGTTGCAGACAAAGCGCAAACGACCGGCCCGCATCAGACGAGCCCCGTTTCGAGGGTGGACAGCAGGCTGCGATAGCTGGGCAGCTCGTGGAGCTGCACCGGCGACATGTGTTCGCGGTTCTCGTACAGGTGCGCCGCCCAGATGAGCGCGGCCAGGCGGGCGCGCATGGGGATCTCCCCTACCTGAGTCGCGCCACCGCTTAGCAGTAACTGGCCGACTGCATCAACCAGCACCGTGCCAGAGCCCGCGCCCAGCGCCTCGCCAAACCCTGCCGAGAGCACGTAGCCTGCCCGGTAGCGCACCGCCACCGCGCTGACATTGCCCGCCTGCGCCGCTGGCCAGCGCTGGCCCGGTGCTGGACGCACCTCGGCGCCAGCAGCGGTGGCCAGCACCTGATAGGTGTGCTCTGGCAGCGTTTGCAGCTGGCCGCTGGCGTCGACATAGGTGATGCTGATCAGCTCGACCACCGGCGGACGGGGCAGGTAGATAACGCTGGGGAAGCTTTCCATCACGCCTCCCCAGATGGTGTCCACCAAAGTGCGGCCCGTGTCTGCCTCCACCTGCTCAACGGCCTCGTCTAGCAGGCTGGTCAGCACGCCGTCATCCAGGTTGTGATCGATCACGCAGTGCGTTTTGAGCTCGTCGAGGGTGATGGGCCGAATGTTCGACCGGTCGATCAGCGAGAGGTGCATGATGATTACTCTGCCAGCTCGCCTTCGCCTTCGCCTTGGCTGCCCTCGGTCTGGCCGCTCTCGCCTTCTCCCTGACCGCCTTCGCTACCCTCGGCCTGGCCGCTCTCGCCTTCTCCCTGACCGCCTTCGCTACCCTCGGCCTGGCCGCCCTCTTGCAGGCTTTCCGTCTCGGCGGTACTGGCGTGCTCCACGGCAGCGATGCCGATCGACTTGCAGTAGCCCAGTGCGGCTTTGCTGGTGTCGTAGGCGGTCCTGTCCAGGGTTGTGAGTAGCTTATCGTCCAGGGTTACCAGGTCGTTGGCTTTGTAGATGGTGCCCTCAATGGGGAGGGTGCGCAGTATGCGTGCCGTTTTCTTTGCCATGATTGTGTCTCCGCTCTGGGGTTTGGCGACCATTTTGTTGGTGTCCGCAAAATGGTCGCCGTGTGCTGCCGCGATCAGGTGGCCGCGTTTTGGTAGACCTTGACCGCGCCGCCTACGTCGATGAGGTTGCCGCCGGAGCGCATGAAGGCGAGGAAGCCCACCTGGCCTTTCTCGGTGTACTTGCTGTCGGTCATGCGGAACAGTTGCACCGCCATCACGTCGCGGATGATGTAGCGCGAGAAGTCGCCAAAGGCGATGGATTTGGCGCTGGCGGCCATGACAGCCATGTGCTGGTTGATCACATAGCGGCGGTTGAGGATGCGGTCGGGCTCGCCGTCAGCGATACCGGGCAGCCACAGCGGGCGCTTGTTGTCATCCTTGAGCTTCTTGATCTCGGCCAGGGTGAGGTCGTTGAACATAAAGGCCGCGTTGTTGATGCGGTACGCGGGGTCGACGCTGTGCTCGAGGTCGATGAGGTCGTCCACGGTGACTGTGGCTGTTTGGCCGGTGGGGCCGGCCTTGCCCACGGCGGCGGCGGTGATAATGCCGCGCGGCTGGCCTGAGCCGGTGCCGACAGTGAAGTGCTTATTGGTGATGCGGCCAAGGCGCGTGGCCAGCAGGCCGTTGATGTAGCCCTCCAGGTCGATGTGGCTGTCTTGCAGCAGCTCGAAGGGGATGGCAATGGACTTTGAGCTGTACTTGTAGGTGCTGAGCGCAGTGGTGCCGAACGTGGTCTCACCCACCGACACCGAGGCGTTTTCGCCGACAATCTCGCCCTCTTCGCTGGTGGCGTTAGCTGTCGGCCAGTCCATTTGCGAGCCGGTGCCAGTGGTGATGCCGGTGGCTACTTCGCGCATTCCGCCGTACGACTTCATGGCCGCGATAAGCTGGGGCACAAACTCGTTGGTGGTGGTGTAGCCGCCCTCGCTGCCGGTGCCGGTGCTCATGGCGTTTTGCACACCGGCGGTGCGCTGGGCCAGCAGGCGGCGCTGTTCGTCGGACAGTGCGCTGGCGCCGCCGCGCATCCAGGCGACAAAGGCTTGCGCATTGAGCTCGCCTTGGTGGCTGGCCTCGTCCTCGCTGATGTTGTGGCGGTCTGCTGCGGTGCGCGTGGCAGCTATCTTGGATGCTTCGATGTCGAGGATCTTCTGCTCGCGCTCGATCTTGGCGTCGGTCCGCTCGATTTTGTCTACGATGGCGTCGTACTTGGTTTGGGCTTCGGTGTCCCACTCTCTGTCGGCGTAGCTGTCGTAGTGGCTGCGAAGGTCTTTGGCGAGATTGGTGCGTTCTTCCCGCAGCGCTTGGATAGACTTTGGCATGGTGCTGTCTCCGGTTTTCAGGGTCAGAAATAAAAAAGCCCGCACGGTGGCGGGCAGGTATTGGCGCGCGGGGCGCTATCCAATTCGTTCGAGCATGTCGATGTACTGCCCCAGGCGCGCCCGGTTTTGGCGGGCGTCGGGCTCGGGCTTGGGGCGCTCGGTGAGTGCTTTTGGGGCGTTTTTGTAGGCGGCCAGGTTCCAGGCAGAGCGGTTGTTGGCCGCTGCGCTGTCATCGCTGGTGAAAATGTCGTGTACGAAGCCGAGCCGCTTGGCATCGGTGGCGCTGAACCAGGTCTCGCCGTCCATCCAGCTGACAATCTGGTTGCGCTCTTCGCCGGTGACGGCGGCGTAATCGCTGCCGATGGCGTCATCGATCTGCTCCAGCAGGTCGGCTGTCTTGCGCAGGTCGTTGCGGTCGCCAAAGCCCAGCGTCCAGCTGTTGTGGATCATCCAGAAGGCGCCCTCGGCTATCACCCGGCGGTCGCCGCCCAGCGCCACCGTGGTGGCAGCGCTGGCGGCCAGGCCGTCGATGTGGACGCTGACGTTGCCGGTATAGCGTTTGAGGCGGGTTTGTATCGCCCTGCCCTCAAACACGTCGCCGCCTGGCGAGTTGAGGTAGATGTCGATATCCAACCCGCCAATGTCCTCAAGGGTCCGGCCCACGGCGTGCGCGGAGATGCCGAACCACGGATCAATCACGCCGTCCATGTAGACGGCGGCGCGGTCGCCTTTGGATTCTGCGCGAATGGTGCTGTCGCGGTCGTGGTTGTCGATAATGAGCTGCAGCAGTTGCCGCATCTTATTGTGCATTGCCAGGCTCCTTTGGGGCTGCCAGTCGTGGGTCGTAGGGTTGGTCGTAGACCGGGTTGTCCAGCGGGGGCAGGTTCTCGATGCGCCGCACTTCGTTAATGGCCATGTAGCCCGGCACGTTGGAGCCGCCAAGGGCGGACTTATAGGCCTCGTTGCGCTCTTTGAGCGTGCCCCGCATCAGGCCGGCGGTGACGAACTCGGCGAACTCGGGGCGGCGCAGGAACAGCTTGCGGTTGAGCTCTTGCTCAAACCGGACGATGTGCGGCGACATCGTGTAGCGAATAAATGCCAGGCCGAGCTCTGCCATGCCGGAGCCCCAGGCGGTGACCTTGTCGCCCTGGTTGACCATAAAGCCGGGGATGCCGAAGGCCGTCGCGATATTGAGGTTCTCAAACTGCCGGCTTTCGATTAGCTGGCTGTCTTTGGCGTTGATATTGAGTTGGTGAAGGCTCAAGCCTTTTGAGATAGTCAGGGGTTTGCGGCGATTGCCCAGACCGCCATAGGTGCGCACCCAGGCGTCCCTGAACGCCTCTTGGTCTTCGGCGCTCCACCTGCCCTCCTTCGTTACCGCGATGTCTTGGTGAGCGCCGTTCTGAAAGAAGTCGCCGCTGAACTGCTCCATGGCCATGTTGAGGCCGATGGAGTTGACCGCGGCGTACTTGATAACGGAGAGGCTGCGCTCGCCGTTGAATCCGAAGCCGGCGAAGTGCAGCACGTCATCCTGGTCGAAGCCGCGAAAGCCGTCGTCCAGCTGGACCGCATACAGCAGGCGGTTGCCTCTGCGCCTGACGGTTACTGCCAGCGGGCTGACGGGCAGAAACTCCACAGGGTCGCCGTACTGGTCCCGCATGATCACGGCAAACCCGTCGCCCTCCAGCAGCACTGCCGAGGTGATGTACTCCCAGAACATGGCGGCAGACATCAGCGGCGTTGGCTGCAGGTTGAGCATGGCTGCCAGCGGGTGGCCGGTGTCTCTTTCGCGGCCTTGGGGGGCGTCGCGAAAGATGTGGATCGGCATGCCGGCCATGGCGCCAGCGATGAGTCGAGTGCAGGCGTAGACGATGGCGACGCGCATGGCGGTACGGCTGTTGACCACCGGGCCGGCGATGCTGGGCATGATGCCGAGTATGTCGGTTAGCTCTTCGATGCTGTTGAGCTCGCGGCTGCCGTCCTCGTTGCTCACGTCGGGCGCCTGGATCGTGGGCTCTTGGCGGGCGCTTTGCGCCGCTGGCGCGGTGCGTTTGAATCGGCTAAGCAGTCCCATCAGTCCAGTTCCACAAAGTCTTGGTCGTCTTCTTCGTCGCCCGACATGGCAAGCGCGATGCTCATGATCAGGGCGACAGCGGGGTCGATCTTTTCTGACACTTTGCTCTTGTCTGGCTTGATGTCGCCAGCAGGGTTGGTGTCGGCAACCACATTGCTGATGGCCCAGGTGAGCAGTGGGTCGTTGTGCTCCAGCCGCTGCGTGAGTATTAGCCGCATCAGCTCTTTCATGGGGGCCGACATGCTGGCAAAGCCCTGGCCAAACTTGATCATGGGCACGCCTTCGCTCATCAGGTCGTTGACCAGTTGTGAGCTGTTCCAGCGGTCGAAGGCGATGCCTTGCACGTCGAAGCGCTCGCAGGCGAGCAGGATGTCTTTTTTGATCCAGTCGTAGTCGATGGTTTCGCCAGGCAAGACGCTGAGGTGTCCGCTGTCGCGAAACTGCTCCAGTGTCCTGTCTCCCTTGCGCAGGCGGCGCTCGAGCGCGGCTTGCGGGAGGTAGGCGCGACCGATGGTGCGGCGGCGCCCATCCGGCAGGGGGAACGTCAGGCGCAGGGCGCACATGTCCTCAACGCTGGCTAAGTCGAGACCGCCAAAGCACTCCATGCCGTCCAGCTCTGTCTCGGCTGTCTCGCTCCAGGGGCCGAGGCTGTCGAAGTCGACGCGGCACTGGTGCCAGCGCTCCATGTTCATCCAGAGCGACTCAGCGTAGGTCCAGACGTTGAGGCGCTTGGTGAGAAACTCGACCTTGGCGCTGGGCATTTCCTTGGCCTTTCTGCACTGGTCGCGCAGATCGTCCAGCTTGACGCTGACGCCCAGGTTGGGGTTGGCCTTTATCCAGAGGCGCTCGTCATCCCAGCGCTCGATGTCTTCCTCGTCAAGCGTGTAGATGATGGCAAAGAAAGAGTCATCCTCGACCGCTCGCTCAAGTACCTTGACGGCGTAGCCCCGCTGCTCGTAACCGAACCCCTTGCGGTTGAAGCCTGCCGTGGTGATTCCGCGCATCAGTGGCTGGCGGCGAGACCCTTTTGCGGACTCGAGCACGTCCCAGACGCTGCTGTTGGGGTGGGCGTGGATCTCGTCCACAAGTCCCGAGTAGACGTTGAGCCCATCCATCTTATTGCTCTCGGAGGAGAGCGGCATAAACACGCAGTGGCCGTCGTGTGTCTGGATGTGGTGCGTTCGGGCATCCAGCAAACGCCGCAGGTCGGGGGACTGCTGAACCATCGCCTTCGCGCTAGCAAACAGCTCCTTCGCTTGGTCTCTCTTTGTGGCGGCGCTGTAGACCTTCGCGCCCGGCTCGCCTTCACCGATCAGGTTATATAGACCGCTGGCGGACAGCCGGGTTGTCTTGCCGTCCTTTCGCGCAACCTCTTCGTATGTGGTTCGGAATCGCCTTGTGCCGTCAGCCCTGAGCCAGCCGTACACCTGCGCCTCAATGAAGCACTGGTGAGGCGAGAACTCTATAGGTAGGCCCGCGAATTCGCCTTGGTAGTGGCGGCAATATCGGCTGACAAAGCGGAAGTAGCGCGCCGCGCTGAGCTCGTCAAAGCAGAGCCCGCGCTTGTAGCCCTCCTCAAGGTCGCGGTAGAAGCGATCCACGGCCAGCCTGACGTACTTGCCGGCGACAACCGCACCGGAGCGGACATCTGCCGCGTATTGGTAAGCCCGGTCGAGCCATAGCCGCCCAGCATCTACCGGCTCGACCTTTTCAGCCGCGCAGCCCATCAGTCTAGATCCAGCGCCGTCTGGTTGGGGTTGTCGATTGCCACGCCCTTGCGAGCCATCGGCGTCATCCCAAATTGCTTGGCCAACACGTTGTACATCTTGCTGTAGCGGGTGAAGGCGACGGAGTAAGGGCTGATCTGCACGTAGCCGTTCGGTGTCTCCTGAAACTCGCCGTGCTCTTGCAGGTGCTCTTCTGCCTCTTTCGCTCGGGCGTAGTAGGTGCAGAGGTTTGCCAGGCTGCCTTGGTCAAGGCGCGAGATCAGTCCGTACTCTTTCAGGTGCTTGACCATGTAGCGCCAGTGGCGCTTTGCCTCAGCGCTCAGCCACTGCGGGCACGATGGCGCCTCGATCGGTACGCCCTGGAAAAGATCGGGGCGCTGAGAGGCTTCTTTCGCGGCGCTCTGGCGGCGGTGATCCTCCATCCGGACAACGGACGGGAACTTTGAAATGCTCATGGGCGAAACCCCTTGGAGAATTTAACCCCCCCCTAAAATTTTTAACTCGTACAAAAAGTCGACTCTGCGGGCGGTGTCCGCGCGGCCGAACTCAAAGTTTTGATGCCCCCCGTGCCCGCTGAGACTCGGCGAGCGTCTTCGCGTCGCTGCACTCGCGGCAGAGGGTTTGCAGGTTATCGTCGTCGTCCGTGCCGCCCTCTGCGAGCGGTACGACGTGGTCGCAAACCCCGGCAGACGGACCTGACAGCCCCACCGGTACAGGCCGACCTTTGCGCAGGTGTTCTTGGCAGAGGTAGTTGTCACGCTCAAAGATTCTTTGTCTGGTTCTGCGCCACGGTCTGCCGCCGCGGCCTGAGCCGGTGCGCTTTCCTGTGCTCCAGCCCTTGCGCTTTGGGCATACCCCTTTGTGCGTGGTTGCACACGATGGGCACCAACGCAAGGGTTTGAGCGCCATCAGCGCACCTTGTCCTTCCATCGGGCGACCAGCTGCGAGTAGCTGGCCACGGCAGCCCAGCGCCACCAGTGGTGATAGCGGAACGGATTAAGCAGATGCCGGTCAGGCGAGTATTCCTTGAGCTGGCGACGGAACAGCGCGTCGGCCTTGCGGCGCACAGACCACGGCACCAGCCGGGCGTTGGTCATGTCGCACAGCACATCGTGGATCAGCGAGGCGCGCAGCATGGCTGGCGTCTGCGCCACCGGGCCGCTGCCAAAATCCCACTCAAAGCCGTGGCGCACGGTGAGCAGGCCATTGGGCTCCAGGCGCGCATAGCGCCCTTTGCGGGGTAGCAGCGCCTCGTGGCCGGTGATGCCAGTGGCAGCGTAGACATCAGAGAGCAGCCGACCCCAGCGCTTGCCGCGGATCAGCTCATAGCAAAGCCGGTCCATCAGTACGCTCGGGCCGCTGCCTGGATAGTCCACAGCACATCGCGGATCGCGGCCA